TACAATCTCTTGAGCAGGTATTGCACCAGATGCCACACTTGCAGATCTCCAACCTGTTTGAGTGCTTGGATGATTCTTATAAAATGCTTTGTCAATGCCAAATGTGTATCTTGTTTTGATTTGGTATTCATCATCTATTATTGCAGGCCCGTCAGCAGTTGTGATCTTGACACCATCAGCAACATATATATATTGGCCTGCTGGTGGGTATAACATTGCACTCAAATCTGGTGCACCAGTTGCCATCTGTTGGCCTGTGTTATTACCAACAGCAACATGGAACTCATGCCAATATGTTCTGACTGTTGCTGCCACATTGCCATGCCCAAAAACAACCTCAGCACCTGTGATGCCTGCACCTCCATTGCTCAAAGTTGTTGATGTTGTTCCTGTCTCATACTCTCTGTTAAATACTGTATCTCCATTGAAATACCAGATTTGAATATCATTATTTGCCATTGCAATGATGACCTCTGTGATATCTGAGATTGCCATTGCTGTGCCAACATTTGCAGCTGCATGAACATCATATAACTGCATATTTGTTGATGATATCCTCAGTTTGACGTGATATTCTTGAGCACCATCACCAAGCTTGATGTCAACAAGTCTGCCATCATTGGAGGTGCTGCCTCCAAAAGACACATCAAATCTAAATCTCACAATGACACCCTGGGCCATTGTTGTTGTGAATGATTGCTCATACAGTTTGTAGTTTGTTGACGTTGTACTCACATACAGTCTGCCAATGTTGATGGAGTCAAAGCCTGTGCCTGTCACTGTAAATGCTGTTATCTGACTTGGCTCATTGTATGGCACATATGTTGATGACCATTTTGCTTTTTGATATGTGTTTTTTGCTGAGTCCATATATGGCATTGTGAGTGTGCTATAACCACCCAAAAACATCACAGCAAGTGTCTCATCAGATGTCAGTGCTGTATTGAAATTGTGAGCAAATGCCACTCTGCCAGTCACAGCAATCACATTGATCTCTTTTGGCATCTCTGATGTGCCAGTTGTATCATCAATGTCAAACACTGCACTCTGTGCAACATTGTTGCCAAAGAAATTGAAATTGAGACCATCTGTGCTGTATCTGGCCAAGATTGTTGGATTGGATGCACTTGCAAGTTTGTAATACACAAAGATATTGTCATTGTCATCAATGCACATGCTCATCTCACCAGATGACATTGCTGCTGTTGATCCAGATGTCAGTGTTGATGTGCCAGTTTGATCAACATAGAGATCTGAGTTGCGTGCACTCTGTATGGAGTAAAATGCATGAGGTATCTCCAAATAATGGCTCTCATCTGTATCTGCAATATAGGAGACTACAAAACTGTTTTTTCTGACTGCCAATGATACTCTGTGATATCCATTGTCAAAATCATTGCTGGTTGTTACCCTGGTAAATGTGGCACCTCCATCAATAGATGCAAATTGCCAAAGTCTGTTTTGAGATGTTGATGCTGTATTGTAAAACGTCTCAACAAGCAAAAGCACTTGGCCAGCAATGGCAGCAACTTTGACACCAGCAATCTGATATGTTGTGCCAGATGTGCCAAGTGTGATGTCAGTGTCAATCAGTCTGTCACTCAACAATGACCAAGTGACACCATCATCTTTGCTGATATAACTCCTCAAATTTAGTTTTGGATCTGTCACACCAATCTGGTTGTCATCAATCGTAAACACAAGCAACAGGTTGCCATTTGGCATTTTGCAGATTGCTGGCCTCATTGCCTGAGATGGTGTTGATGGATATGCAAAGATATTGAGTGCTGTGTATGTGTCATTGCTCTCAGTGCGTTTGTATGCATAGATTCTTGGTGTGAGCCATGTTGACTCTTTTGCATATACAACAATGTACAATGAGCCATCATCAAGAGCAATGCTGTTTGGATATTGATATTTGTTTGCAGATGTGCCATATTTGACAACATCATAGCCTGTAATGTGAGCAGGTATGTCTCTACCAAAATCATCTGATGAGGCTGCATTGTCAGTCCAAACAAACTCACCATGTGCACCAGCATGGCCAGATCTCACAGTTTTGATCTGCAAATCTGAGTCTGGTGCTTGCTCTCCAGTTGCTCTCAATACCAGTGCAGATGCTTGCTGTGGTATTGGGTCACCTGCTCTGTTGCCTGCTTGACTATATGCAGACTCACTCTCATTGATACTCTCATGATCAATGTCATGAGGTATCACAAAGGCTCTGATGTGGTCTGGTGTGCTCTCTGTACTCATCTAGTAACTCACTGGTTTTGTTTGTCTAAATATAGCACCTTGTTGAGATGCTTGTTTGATAAATCTGTCAAAGTGTTTGAATGGCTGCACAACTACGACACCACCACCACCAACAGCACCACCCTCTTGCAATGCTCTCACTCCCTGCTCACCACCAAGCCTGTTGACAGTTGCTCTGTCAATCACTGCCTCACCCCTCAAGACTCTTGTTGTTGTCTCATCTGGTCTCAATGGGTCATTGTTGCCAATCATACCCATATCAGCCGTAGGAGGTTTTTGGGCCAACACTTTTGCTGTTGATGCAACACCAGCAGCAATGACAGCAGCAGTCTTGAGAGGCTGGCCAGCACTCTCAGCCAAACCCTCAGCAATAGCAAAGCCGATATTGGCAATTGCAGCTGCTTGATTAAATCTAAACAATCTCAATGCTTGTGCTCTGGCTGCCATGCCTTTTTTCTCGTTCAACTCAGTGAGTGCATTGGTAATCTCAACAGATGAATTAAACAATGATTGTACATTTGCTAACTCTTGATCATTGAGTTTCTTTTTGGTCTCTGCCTCTTTGTGTGCATTTGCCTCTTTGAGATCTGATAATTCTTTTTCCATTGCAAGTCTCTTCTCATGTCTCAATACCTCAAGTGCCTCAATCTCAACAAGTGTGGCCTTTTCCAACTCTTGTGCAGCAAATATCTGCTCATCTGTCTCAGCCTCCAACTGTGCAATCATCAATCTTTGCTGTGCAGCTTTGATTTGGTCATTGATGGCATCTGTCTGCTTGTGCATCTTTCTTTGTATCTCTGCCTCTTTGCCATCTTGCTTGGCCAACAAATCAAGCAACTCAGTTTTTGCAGATTCCTGACTTGATTGAGATGCTTTGAGACTATCATTGATCTTGTTAAATACTTTTTCTTGCTCTTTTAATACTGCAAGTCTTTCCTTTTCTGCCTCTGCAGCTGCTTTGGCTGCTGCTCGTCTCCTCTCCTCAGCCTTTCTGATTGCCTCTTGTTTTTCTCTCTCTTCTTGCAAGGCCTCAACTACTTTGGTTCTTTCCTCAATAGATCTTGCAATATCTTCTTGCTGTGAAGATCTGAGTTTGCCAATGCCTGTCTCAATATCTCTCTCTTGCAAACCCAACTCAACAGATTGACGTTTGAGAGCATTTTGCTTTTTGTTGATATCAACATTGAAGGAAAAGAATGATCTTGACTCCTCAAGCAACTTGATCTCATCTTTGATTGCTTGCCGTCTCTCATGTATGTTTTTGAGGCTGTCATTTTCAATCTTGAGTCTTGCATCTGCATTGGCTCTGAGTTGCTGCTCAAAGGTATATATATCTTGCAGATTCTGCAATGATTGCAACTCCAACTCAGATATTTGGCCTTGCATCAATAGCAACTCATTACGCAAATCATTTGTATCTGATATCAATGCACCAAAGCCAGCATCTGCATCAATGGCTGCTTTTTTCAGATTCTCAAACTCTTTGCTGCTATTTTTGAGAGTCTCTGCAAGTCTTTCCTCACTCTTTGCCAATGCCTCAGCCTGCTTTGATGATGCAGAGAAAGCAGCAATCAAACCACCAACAACAACAGCCCCAATGATAAACAATGGATTTGTGACCATCAATGCACGACCAAGCGACTCAACACCAGATGCAGCAACAGATGCCTGCATTGCAGCATCACCCAAGGCAGGTGATATCAAGCCCAAACCCTCAGAGGCCTCACTTGTCAATCTGTCAATGTTTGCAAATTCACGTCTCAGAGATCTTGCATTGATTGTTGTGCGTTTTGCTGCTGTCTCCATACGTTTAAATGATTTGGCTGTGTTTTTGCCTGCTCTATCTGCTGCCTTTTCTGCTTGCCTCAGTTGCTTTTGGAGACCTTGCACCATCTCCTTTGCTTGTTTCTCAGTCATATTTGGCATCTGCTTGAGATTTGCCAGTAACTGCTTGAGATCTGCTCTGTATGATATTTCAATACTCTTGTTTACATCAGCCATTTACTTTGCCCTCTTGATATCTTGTGTCATCTCTGCTGCCAATATCTCAACAACTCTGTCAGCCTTTTGCTTTGCTGGTTTCCACAACAACTCATTTGAGACACTTGTGCCCAATGAATATGGTAGATCTGTGTTGACTCCAACTTTGATAGCCCATGCATATGGTGCAGAGTTGCCAACTCTTGCAAAAATGTCATCACCTTGGATGGTCAATTCTGTATATAGTTTGTCTTTTGAGCCTTTTGATGTCACTTTATGTGTTGGCACAATCAGTGTGCCAAGTTCTTGCATATTGTATGATGCTGCAAATGCTCTTTTTCTGGTGTATCTGTCTGCATCTTCTTTGGCAATGTTGTTGGCTACAATTCTGACTTTGCTGTCTGCACTCAAGTCCTCAACAGGTTTTGGCTGTCTTACTGGCCATACTCTGTATGCATCATCATATATCTCATCAACAACCTCTCTCAAGACTCTCATTGTCTCTGGTGCTGCTTTTTCCATTACATCAGTAAATATCTTTGTAGCAGCTGGATCCATCTCAACTGTTGTATTGCCAGATTTAACTTTGATTTTTGTTTGTGCCATAATATGCCTCTCTTATCATCATATCATCTTGCATCTGTTTGAGTTGTTTGCTTTGGGCCTGTGCTCTCAAGTCTTTATTTTGCTTTGGAGTGTTATGCTCCAATCTCCAATGTGCAATGAGCAATGATTGAGTGTATGAGTCCAATGATGCAAACCAAAATGGCTCTTGATGCCAATAGTGAGATATTTTGAGGCCGAGATATTCTAGTCCTCCTCTGGAGGTTTGGAAAAATTTGCAGCACTCTCAACATCTGACTCATTTGGCAAAGCAGATGCCATCAAGCCAAGACACTCACTGCCTTTGTTGTAGATCAAAGTTGGTGGCCAACCATCATCAAGCAATGTCTCAAGACAAGCAAAGCCATAGTCAAGAGGTTTGCCTTGTGATGGTCTGTAGTGAGGCAGTTGATCACTGGTGTAACATACACCAATTGCAGCTGCACACAGTTGCACCAGACTTGCCCTGTCCAAGTCACCAGCCCAAAGAGCAGTAAATTGCATACAGACAGCCAGTGATCTTGGTTTTTGTGGTTTTTGTTCATTTATTTTGGTCATGTCGGTTCCTATTTATCAGAAATTATGCGTATGTTATGCCATTGAAACACTCAAATGATACTGTGATTGTGTTTGGATCACCCTCAGCAAATGATGCTGTGCAGATGCAAGTGTCAAATGTTGCTGTGGTGTCTCCATCATCATCACCAACTGCATCACCATCAACCTCAAACTCAATATTTACAGCATACTCATCTGTTGAGACAGTGCTTGATGATGATACATTTGCAGAATATGAGCCAGTTTTGTTGATGAAGTCAAGCACAGAGCCAGCACTTGCAGATGTGAATTGTCTCATATAGATTGTGAATGAGCCAGTCAATGGCTGATCGTCACCCTTTCTGACACTCTTGATGGTGCCTCTGTCTCTGATGATTGTTCTGTCTGCCTTGGTTTGCTCAAATGAAAAGTTGCCCTCTTCATAATCTACAACCAAAGAGATTGGTGTTGGTGATGTGCCATCTTTGAGAGTGATCTTGCCATCTCGTCTGACTTTTGGTGCTGTTGAATATGCCATGTTGGCCTCCAAATATTATGTTGATGATAATGTGTGTAAAACTGTAAATTCTAAATTGTGTATAGCATACTCCAAAGTTTGTTGCACTACCCTTGTGGATCTTGCATATCTGATTTGGATATCTGCATTGTACGATGACAGACATGCTCTGATAACATCTGCCTCAGCATCAAGTGCTGCATCATAATCTGTTGGGTACATATCTTTTGGCCTCAAGCGATATGCAAAAGAGACAGTGACAATGCTTTGCATCATTGTGCCTGCTCTCCTCTGTCTCTCACCTGAGTCCTGTGAGGATCTGATATCAACAGTAAAACCTTTGTGAGCCAATGTGTTTGCAACTCTGCCAAAATACTGAGGAGGCATTTTGACCAAGTTAAAACCAACCAAGGCAGAGACCTTGGCAGCAATCAGAGATCTGACTTGTGCAAAGGATTGACTCATCTGCTATATCTCCTACGTCTGTACATGTATGGCCCTGGTCTGTTGAGGTATATTGCTGGCTGACCTGCTGTGCGTTTGTCTGCATCATCTGGCTGGCCCTCATGCCCCTCATCATAAACAAAGTTGATAATTGAGTACTCATCTTGATACAAACGGTAATGCTCTTGGGCCAGCTCCAGATATCGAGAGCCAGCACCTTGAGACATACCTGAGTGAAAGTCTCTAAAAATCAAATACAATGTGAGATGTCTGTGACTCTCTGCAAATGACTCTGGAGATGTAATCAAATACTCATAGCCTTTGCCTTGATTCCTGAGTCTCCTCAATATCGTAAACCAAGCAGAGTCAAGATATTGCTGGTATGATGTCAATGTTGATGGTCTCAGATTTGAGAGATCTGTATAAACCTCCTCAAGATCTGCATCTGTTATGACAGGATACAAACGCCTCAAGACAACTGCTGCCATACGTCTGAACAAAAAGACACTGCCAGAGATGGTCACATTGTACTCTTGCACATAACCCTCACCAAGTGCCAAAGTTGATGCCAACTGAGATGGTGTGTGTGCATACTGCACAGAGCCATCATCAAGAATGGTGCAAGCACCTGCCTCAACAACCATGCCACCACTTGGTTTGAGCAGTGTGTATGTTGCTGAGGTAGGAGTTATTTGAGCACCGTTGTGATAGATCTCAAGCACAGTGTTTTGTGCCTTGCCTCTCTCAAGCAACTCAGTGACTCTGACTCTTGCTGTGTATGGTGTATCTGTTGCCATTTATTATGCCTGTTGAAATAGAACAGCCCAAGATGACCCATCACAAACAACACATGCAGCCTTGCCAGCAGCCAAACCACCACCACCAATGATAGGATTGCCCTCAGCATCTTGTATCACAAAAGGATGACCAGAGGCAGCATCATTTTTGAACCAAAAATAAGCACCATTTCTTTTGGCTGGCACTTTGATTGTTGCTGATGAGCCTTTATCATTTGTTATGATTTGATGTTGAGCATCTTTGTATGTTAAATCTTTGTCTGCTGAGATGGTCTCAATATTCATGCCATTTTTGTACTCAAAATGACGTGCAACCTTGAATGCTTGTGCTGAGTTATAATCTGATGCCATGCTAACCTCCAATAGTTTATTTGTTAAAATTTATGGCTTTTGTTGTTGTAAGATGTTGGATATATAAAGATAGTTACTTTTTCTTTGCATTTGATTTTTTGATGTGTTGTCTCACTTGATTCTGTGCATCTCTAAATGAGATATTTTTGCCAGACTTTTGAGATTGTTCCATCAATCGTTTTGCTGTTCTGTCAAATGCCTTTTTGTCATTTTCATAGCTCATAGTGTTGTGCTCCATTTTTGGCAACATCATCTGTTGCTGTTTGCATATCTGTGAGTAACTCTTTGAGGCCTTTGAGTTTTGCTGCTATCTCAGGTATGTGCTGAGATCTTGTGTGTCTCTCAATTCGTCTCTGTATCTCTGCTTGTTTGCGTTGTAAAAATTGTTTATGTGGTATTCTCAGAGCACCTGATTGCATCAACTCCAATCTCCATTGTGCAAATGCCTCTGAGTCAAATGTTATCACCAACTCACCACCAAGGCTCTCAAGATTTGCAAACTTTGTGGCCCAATACTGGCCCCCTCTTGCTGGATATGATCTCAAATAGTCATGTTGATTTGGATGCAGCACAGTGATGCCATTGTCCTGCAATCTCACTCTGGCCATGCCTGAGTCTGGATTTGCTTTGTAACCTCTTGAGCCATTGACACCAGGTGTCTCATGATGTGTTTGCAAGTCTGGCAGCCATACAGGTTTTTTGTCTTTCTTTTTTGTCTTGGTGTTCACAACATCAAAATAGTACAATTCCCAATTTTTGGGATGATGCTTGTAAAAAAATCTATTGTTTGATCTTGTTGGTATGACAACAGATGCCTGTTGCTGTTGTTGCCAAGGTTGTGCGATATTCTCAAATTTCATGTCTGTTCCTTTTGATTTGTGGTTTGGTTGTCGATTCCTTGGAAAACTGCCCAAGGGGATGACCAGGAACCGACATGAAAAAGTCAGCCCCTTAGTCAGAAAGATAAAATCTTTTTTATGTGGTTGATTTAATGAGTACACCTCTGTCATCATCAATGACAGATAGCCCAAGATATGCATGTCCAATGATAGATGTGATGGCCTTTGCACCATCTCTCTCCATCTCAACAAGCACCTTACCCATTGCCATAGACTGTGCAGCACCTGGCAAAGAGGCAGGAACTCCATCAGCATATGCAAGAGCACCAACTCCAAACATAGCAGACTGGTATGCACCTGAGTCAGTGTTGACATATGAGGATTTGTATACATCTACACCAAGCAAGTTGCCAACATAACCAGGCCCTTTTGCCATCAACATATCTTGTGTTGCTGCCATATAAGAGATTGCATTGCCTGTCTCATTACGCAATGAGTCTTGCAATTCTGTCAAAGCAACTGGATGCAAAATAGCTGCAAATGGAGCTATGGCACCTTTGTTTGATGCTGCTTTTTCAAGTTGAAATATTGCATTAAAAAAGTCATCTACTGACATCTGAGTTGATGCAGAGCCAACAATGTTGGTGAAGTCATCAATAGCATCAGCTGTCTTGTCAGCAAAAGATGCCTCATAAGATCCTGCCATTGATTGAGCCAATCTGAATGGGTCGATATCAGAGCCACCAAAGCCAGTCATTGATGCCAAGTCTGTCATCTTGTACATCAATGCCAAACGTGCAACAGCAATGTCAACATGTGCATCTGTAAAGTCTTGAGTTGATGCAGCATCACCCTCATTGGTAGGAGTCTCAAAAAGGTCAAAACCGTCAAGTCCTGCCTTTCTCACTCTGATGGTGTCTGATCCAAGGCCATTGATTGAGCCTGCATATGATATGAATGGTGAGTTTCTCAGATTTGATGTGTCTCTGAGTAAAAGATTAATTTCTGCACTGATCATTTGAGAGAGTCTGAGATCACCCTCAAGAGCCTGATGTGTTGAGTCACTTTGGCCAAATGTAATTGCTTTTGCCATGTTGATTACCTCTGTAATTGTTTATGAGTAAAAATATCAAAAAAAGTTTGTTGTCGTTGGTATCATCTTTTTTTTGTTTTCTCTGCTGTTGACTGGTGCGACCATAAACAAAATAAGTATTGACACGCAAAATGTATGAGCAAAAATATGCTATAAGTCTTTATATCATATAATTTGAGAGTTTGTATCATGAGCAATAAAAAAGAGTTTTCACAGCACGATATTACCCAAGCAAAACACATTTTGAGACTTGCATATAGTCTTGAGGATGTTGGTGTTGATCCTGAGTGCATTACTCGTATGTGCATTTTTGTTGCAACCTGTTTTGCGATGAACCATCAAATCAGTGCAGAGGAGTACAGAAAGATAATAGAGCAAACTTGGAATGAGATGCTTGAGGCAGTTGGAGATGATGCCTTTGAGATTGTCACTGATGATGTTGATGCAGAGACTTGGATTGGGAGACCAATCACAGATGATGAACAATAAAAAAAGCCACCTCATATGAGATGGCTTTTGTGTTATCTGGTCAGTGATTGATTATGCGTAGTAAACTACAAGCACGTCATCACCATCTGTCAAAGAAGCTCCAAAACTCAAACGTGTCACTCCTCCAACAACTGACAATGTAAACTCATCATTGTTTGCAGCAGAGCCACCAAGTGCAGTTTGATTGAGCAATGCCAAACCGTTTTTAAATGCCATAATACCATTTGAAAAAGCACTGTTGACCTCTCTGGCCAAATCAATATTGACTGTTGATGAGCCTGACACTGTTGTCAATTCTTGATACCCTTGAAAGCCAACTTTTGCAGCTGTGACACTGTCATCAGATAGCTTAACCGTTGTAATTGCAGAGTCTGCAATTTTGGCTGTTGAGATTCCAAGATTTTTGACTTGTAATTCACTGCTTACACCATCAATCTCAATGGTAGCATCATCAACCTCTGGCTCAATCACTCCATCTGGAGTAAAGCCAAGACCTTGACCAAGTTGCACCTCAAGATCTCCAGCATTGAAGTCCAAACCATCACCAGCTGCAACCTCTAAATTGTTAGAGCCATCTTTTTGCAAACCATTGCCAGCAACTGAAGCTGCTAATTTGACACCAGTGACATTGGCATCAAGAATTTTGGCTGAGGTAATTGCATTTGCTTGAATTTTGGCTGTTGAGATTCCAAGATCTTTGACTCGTAGAGAGTCAGCATTGATCTCAATGGATGCATCATCAACATTGACAGACATTGCACTTGCATCAACTGAGAGACCATCACCAGCAACAGCACTTGCAATCTTGCTTGCAGTAATTGCATTGTTCTGTATCTTACCCTCAGAGACACTGAGGCTGGCCAATTTGGCCTCTGTTACTGCACTTGCACCTAATTTGGCAGTTGAAACACTAGAGTCAGCCAAGTTTGCTGTGCCCACTCCGCCTGCTGATATTTCATTGCCTGTGACTTGATTTGTGCCAATCATTGCTGAGGTTATTCCATCTGCTTTGACTCTCAAAGCACCAGCATTGATCTCAATAGATGAGTCATCAACTTGCACATCAAGATCACCAGCATTGAAGTCCAAACCAGCACCAGCAGCAACAACAATATCACCTGCACTGGTTGAGATACCATTGCCAACAGAGACACTCAATGTGTTGCCAGACTTCTCAAGTCCATCACCAGCAGTGATTTGCCCTAGTCCAGTAAACTGCACAAATACAACATTGTCAGAGCCTAGTGTTGCAATCTCAGATGTTTGCACAAAACCCTGATCAGCATTGTCAGTACCCTCTTTGACAAAGATAGCAAGACCATTCAACTCATCAGCACTGTTGGCATCTGATGATCTTGTCAATGCAGATGATGAGCCATTGAAGTCATATACACCATTTTCAGCCTGACTGGTTTGGTTTTTGAGTAGTAATCTGTCACCAGATACAAGTGTAACACCATCAAAGGAGTCTGTGCCAGGATTGGAGATAGTCACATTTGCTGTTGATGCTGCTTTTGCTGGCTCTTTCCAATATACTCCACCACCAACAATGCCATCAACATAGGACTTGTTTGCAACGTCTGATGCGTTTGATGGTGTTCCTGCTTGCAAGGTACCAGAGGAAAAGTCAAAGGTGCCAGAGAGATCCATCTTTGCAGCTGTGATGATGCTGTCTGCAATGAGAGATGTGGCATTGATGACACCACTGGCCAACTTGGCAGAGGTAATTGCATTTGCTTGGATTTTGTCAGAGGTAACAGCATTTGATGCCAACTGGCTTGCACCAACTGAGTCATTTGCTAATTGTGTTGAAGAAATAGAGGCATTTTGGATTTGGCCTCCTCTAATTTGTACGCTCATTATGAGACTCCTTATGTTATGTTAGGTTATGAAGGTGTATATAATATAATGATATTCTCACCTGAGTCAGGTGTAAATGTCAGAGTAAATGTGCTTGATGTTGTTTCTGTGTAGCCATCTCCTCTGGTCTGTATCATACCATTGAAGAACACATACAGTGTACCACTCTCATAGTTTTCTGGTACAGTAAAAGTCACATTTGAGCCATCAACTTGACTATTGAGATCTGCATATTTCACATTTGCCCCCTCTTGTATTTTTGGATAACTAAATCTAGCCATTGATTATGTCTCCTCAAGCACAACACTCACAGATGCTGAGCCAGATTGTGATGCAATAAAGATGCTTGTAGCTCTTGAATTACCTCTACCAATTTTGATCTCAATGCTGTTGTTAGATGGTACAAACATCTTGTCAGCAGGCATTGCATCACCATCTGTGCAATCATTTTGCCCAATGTACAAAGGTGACCCCTGAGATCCAATTGTCACTTTGCTGCATTGAGATGGCAACTGTATCTCTGTGGCATTGGTGTTTGCTGTAAATACTTTAAAATGTGGGAATTTGTTAACCCCTCTCAAATCTTCTGACATGTCTATCTCCCGTATTTGGCTCGCCATTGTTGCATGATGGCATCTCTGTTGTTTTGGTAAAAGTCACTGTCACTCAGGCCTCTTGAGATGATATCTGGTGAGTCTTGAGGAGGCATTGCACCAGCATTGACATTTGGTGCTGCTTGTTGTGTGACTTGTGGTGTGACTTGTGGTGTGACTTGTTCTGTGACTTGTTCTGTGACTTGCTCTGTTGGTGCTGCCTCTGCTGTTTGCTGTTGGAGTTGCATCAAATGTGGTCTCAACACTGTTGGTGCGTTGTCTGGATTGCTCACAGCACTCTCAAGCCAGTCAGTCAAACTCTGTCTGTCTTTCTTTGCAACTTTGCTCTGTGCTTTTTCATAACTCCACTCGATGGCCTCAATCATATCATCATCAACAAGGCCATGCTTTGATATTGCTTTGTATCTGTCAAATCTGCTGTTGGCCTGAGTCAGTTGCTCTCTGTACTCCTCAAGCTGTTGGGCCAGCACATCTGATGTGCCTGCACTCTGTTTGGCTGCATCAAGATCTGTTTGTAGAGTCCTAACTTGCTCTTCTGCTTGTTGTGCTCTTGCAGAGACTTTTGAGATTCTCTCTTTGATGGCCTGTTCCATGTCTGTTTTCAAAACGTAGACTTGGCCATCATCACCAGTGATAGTTTTCATGTCGGTATGTCCTTTTGTTGTAGGTTAAAGTTATAGATATTGTGCTCTTTCTTTTCGTATCTTCTCAAGCATGGTGATGGCACCTTGCTCATCAAGATCTGGATACATCATTTGCATTGCTGTGATTGGTGAGATGAGACCAGCACTGAGTTTTTGCACAATATCCTCTCTCTGTGCTTTGATCTCCTCTGGTGACAATGGCAATGCTTGATATGCAACTCTATAGCCATCTTCTGGCAATGACTCACCCAAAAAGCGATTTGCCATAATAGCACTCTTTTGCATCAAACTCTCATCAGCCATGCGAAAAACAGAGGCATATTTTTTCTGTGCCTCTCTTTGGCCTGTCCTACTCACAGCAAGTGCATAGCCAGATCTTGGATCTCCTGAGGTTCTTTGCAACTCACTTGGTGAGATGCCTGCACTTGTTGCAACTCTGTACTCATACTTTGCAATAGATTCCAAGAATGATGACACATCTGCACCTGGTTGAAACTGGCCCAAAACTGGCTGCGTATCTTCAGTAGGTTGAAACATCAATATAGTGCTTGGGTCTGTGGAGATGCCTGCACGTCTTGCAACAGAGTCCTGATCAAGTTGGGTCAAACCTTGCAGAGTTACACCAATTGCATATTTTTGAGGCCAACTGCAATCTTTGAGGAGATGGCTATAAAAGCAATAAAATACTGCAGATTGGAGTGAGCCATACACCAATTGTGATTGTGCATATGTATCCCAAAGATATCCAGTTTTCTCAGCATGATACATAACGATTGGCAAAAATGGCTGACCTTTGCTGTCAAAATATGGATAGTTTGCACCCTCGTGAGTTGGATGGCCCATAACCTCTTTTGAGACATCATCACCAATTGTGCCATCTGCATTTGCTTTGAACATGCCAAACTTTGGATTTGCTTTGTCTCTGATATCAAATACATCATACACATATTTTTGCTTACCGTTGATCTGTCTCAATCTCAACTCAGCAAAATATGTTGGCTCATCTGGCACATCTGGTGATGCCTCACAAATCACATAATCTGGAGTTACAATTCTATATTGCAGACCAGGATAGTCAGCAGATGCATTTTGCACATGTGGAGATACATCTATTCTCATTATGCACTCTCTGAGTCCAAGTGTATACTGTTGCATACGTTGCATCAATGGCCAGAGACCTGCTTTGTATATATAGCCATCATGACCAGTCAAAGGCTCAATATCTGCACCTGAGTTGGTTACAATCGGTTTCTCTGTGTACAGCACTGCCAACTGTCTTGTAACTTGCTCAAAGACGTTTGATGAGAGATCTGATGGCCCCCATGCCTCACGTCTGTCAGATGGTAGGTGTCTGTATAGCTCATCTTCGAGATCTTGTTCCCAAGTGCCTTGCAACATGCGTCTCCTCAGTGCTGTGTGCTGCCATCTTGACTCATCTGCTTGGGTTGGTGCTAAAGGTTTTTGAGGTATCATGAAATTCTCACTCTTGTTGGTGGTACATATCTATAATCTATAACTGGCATGATGGCATATCTGAGTGCATCAATACAATGGCCATACTCATCTTTTGACCTTTGACTTTGTGTTCTCTTCATTGTCCAATTCATTATACTGGCCAATGTTCGCTTTGCCTCTGGTCGAATATAAAATTGTTTTCTGGACATGATTGCGTGCAACATTGATGCACCAAAATACACACTGTGTCTGTACTTGACTGCTGTTCTGATGGTAAATGGCAAACCTTTTGGAGGCAAATGCAATATCCTCTCAAAGGCTCTCATCAGCACCAAGTTGCTCATCTTTTTGACTCTCTTATCTCTGGAGCCTGAGTGTGTGTTGTCACCAGTCCAAGTGCAAATTGCTGGATCAATGCCATTGCTTTTGACCATCTCCAATATTGCCTGAGCATGGTGCTCTGGTGCAGCAGCTCCACCAACTCTCTCATCAAGCACATACACTGTTGGTGTCTGTATGTCTCTCATATCAATGCAACAAAGCACAGCAACCTGAGTATTTGGCTGACTACCATGGTCAATGCCAACAGCAAATTTGTAGTCACCACCAGCAGGCACAGGCTGAGATGACACCATTGTTGTTGGGTCAAAGGTATCAAATATGATGCCTTGTGGAGTCACATCAAGTGAGCCAGTTATACGTGCCTCTCTGTCTATTGGCAAATAGTTTGCTGTGATGGTGTCAATCTGATTCTGTGAGAGTATTGGTTTGCAGCCTTTTGGAGTTGTCTGCTCAACTGTCAGAGGTGCTCTGTGCACTGATATCCTGTCTTGCTCAATCATATCTCTGATGTAGGAAACATCAACACTGCCAACTGGAGTCATTGAGATGGCCAATGTGCCACTCTTACCACCTGCACCACCTCTCAAAGTCCTTGCAAGCAACTCATTGAATGTCAAAGCATCAACTGGCTCATCTATGCACACAAGATTTGCAGTTGCTGATGCAAGGCCAAGACCTTGATTGGCTGTCTTTATTCTGATGATACTACCATTTTTGAACCTCACGACAGGTGCCAAACCTCGGAAACCTTTGCCAGGTACAAATTCAACAGACTCATGCAATTCCTCTTTTGGGCACATACTCCACAATTTTGCTTGTATTGTTCTGCTTTGCTCATGAGAGTGAGTGACCAACCATGCCTCAATTGGTGGTGGGTCTGTTTTGAGTGTTGGATGCCTATTGAGGCAATGATACAGCAGCAAGGCACATGTTGCATATGTCTTGCCAACTTGGTTGCCACCAAGCAACAACTTGACAGGTGATGCATCATTGATGTACTTCTCTTGAGGAGGTGTTGCACAAAAAAACCTCAATGGATCTTGCTCACTTCTATGCTTGAGCTGCAAGATCCTTTTGACAAATGATATATCTCTCTTACCTGTTAGCACTGTGCAAAATCTCTGCCAACTGTGGAATTAACTCAATCATATTCTCTGCAAGCAAATTTTTCCACTCATCTTGAGTGATCTTGTCATCATCTTGCTTTGCCTCTTGCATATCTTTGACAGCCTTTTTGAGTTGGTTAATGATGACTTCTGTGACATTCCACCAAGGTATTTTGATTCTCATAATATCTCCATAGATAAATTTGTTTATATATTATCACATAAATCAAGTATCTGTTGATTTGTGCATTGTAAAATAAACCTAAAACAGTTTGAGTTGTCTTTGATGTTGCTTGAGTCTGTTTGATGCAGCTGCAAAATACTCCTCATCAATCTCATATGCTGTCAAATCAAAACCCATATCATGACAAGCAATGGCAATACTGCCAGAGCCAAGGTGTGTATCAAGTATGGTATCACCTTCTTTGGCATATTTTTGCAAGAGCCATTTGTACAATGCAACTGGCTTTTGAGTTGGATGGATTGAGCCACCATGTTGCATAATTTTGCATCTGTTAATTGTTATTTCTCTCAATGCTCTATCAAAAGAAGTCCAAGCCAATTCACCATCTGACATGGTCAAACCTGGCTGGCCTTTGCTCCAATATACCCAGCCCATTGATTTTTGCAAATGCTCAACAAAATAATTGCCTCCCCATATAATTTGATTTTTTGATATTCTCATCAACTCAGCAAAATATTGCTTTGATGGTATTTTGTTATCCCATGCTTTTTGTTTGTGATGTTTTCTTTTATGTTTTGGATTTTTGGTAAATGTTTCTTGCTGTCCATCTCTGTTGATGCCATATGGTGGATCAACAATGGCCAAATCAAATTGATTGTCAGCCATCTCAAGCATAGCCTCAAGACAATCTTTGTTGTGGAGTGTTATCATGTCGGTTTATCCTGGTATTACTTTTTGAATGGTAGCACATTGTTATATCTTGCTAACTCATCAATGATCTCCTGTCTCAATACTGGAGGCAAATTGATGATTGCCATTACTGCCTCTTGTCTCAAGTGCTCATCTGATGCAGAGTCCAATGCATCAGTCTCTGCCTGCTCTGCTTTGATAACTCTGATTTGATCGACAACAGACACATATTGTCTTTGCAATGCTGCATATGCTTGCCAAGATTGAGATGCCATTGCCTGTGCCATTGCACTCCTCAAGTCTTTTGCTTGGGCCTCAAATAAGTCAAGAGCAGTACTAGGCACAACAGCCTCATCTTGCTCTTGCTCTGGTATTTCATCAAATACAGCATCTTTGCGGTATGCATCTCTTCTCTCAAGCAACCAAGCTGCTGCTTTCCAATCTTTATCACTGGCATTGATAACCCTCTCAAGCAAAAACTGTTGTCTTTCAT